CTGAGGCGTCTGCCTTACCAGTATAGTATTCCCAAAGATTTCTTTTTGTATTGTACAAATCACCCTCAGCACGACTTAACATTAACTTAAACTTAGTTAAATGTTTCATGTACTTGTTGTGTAGTTGTGGTGTTTTAAGTGATTCTAAATCAAGTTCAGTATCGTTAATTTTTAAATCACTATCTGCTTGTTCTTGTAGTTTTTCTAAATCCATAATAAAGGTATCCTATCATAATATTAATAAAATGTAAAGCTTCTAAGAGGTTGTTTCTGCTGTTCTTCCTGCACCCTTAGTAGCGAATTCGTATATTTTGTACTTCATTGTAACTGAGGCCGATAAGTAATCTACATCATTAGCCTGTTGATTAAAATTCAATGCTGACAATGACACAGGAAACATATCTGAAAATCTTACTTCTATATTTGCTGTATTTTTACTTGTCAAAACATTTAGAGTTGCGTCTGAGAAGACAGGACCTAACGGCATAGGAGCACCTACTACTTTGCCTGCGTCTGCTACACTATCACTCTTTCCGCCTGTCGGAAATCTGTCCTTGGCGGCATCCACAAGTGTTTTAGCTTGTGCATGGTCTCTAGGAAATCCTAATCCTGTTAACCAACCATGTATCTCTCTATAGTTCTCTAAGTTTTCATCTACCAAGAAAGACATTTCTAGGTCACCATAATCTAATATTGTTCCTGGTACAGGTATTGATTTTAAAGGTGTTGCGATATCTACATTTGATAGTGTTACACCTGGTATATTAACTGCTGTACAGAAATATTCCACCTTTGGTAGTTTTAGTAATTGAAACTTAAACTGAGTAGGCGAAGCGTAATCAAACTTTGTAGGTTGTCTTGAATATGCGTTTGTGGTTGTCATACTATTATTTATCCATCCTGGAGGAAGGCCAAAAAAAAGGGCGCCGAAGCGCCCTTTAATATTACTGTTGAAAACTCAACAAATATTACATCAAGTTAGTAACTTTAACTCTTTGGTAGTATCTGTTAGCGTTAGCAGAACCAGCGTTGTCCACAACTGAGTGAGCACCTGTGATAGCACCTGTTTCAGCGAATGGGTTAGCGATAAGACCATATCTAGTCTTGAAGCCAATTTTCGGTTGGAAAGTATCTTGACCAACTGCTCTCACCATTTGTAGTGGAACATATGGACAATAGAACATACCAGCGTCATAAGGTGAAGTACCTTTGTAACCAACAACATAGTATTGTGTTGCTGAGCTGTTTGCACTATACGGGTCAATGTATACTTTAAATCTGCCGTTAAGAACACCAGCAAAAGTATTGCCTGTGTCATCAACATTCAAATTATTGTTAAGAGCAGGTGTGTAATCTAAAACACCAGCCATTTGAAGCGCACTAGCAACATCAGCTGAACAGATAATCATGTTACCTTTTCCTCTTCTTGTTCTTTGTGCAATTCTGTTCGCATCTCTTTCAAGTTGGAACATAAGTCCTTTGAATCTTTCAACAGACCATCTTCCGTTTGAGTCTGTATCTAAATCAAAGATACCTGCTGTAGTTGTGTTTGTAGCAGCACCTTTCTCTGCGTTTGTGTAAACTGTTCTTACAACTTCTCTGTTGATTTCCGCAAGGATTTCAGCAGATAGAATGTTTGCAAGTTCAGTTTCAGCGTCTAAACCATGGATTGCTTTTAAGTCTTGAGCAAGTTCCATTGTGTACTCAGCTTTCAACGCTCTTGATTTAGCAGTAACAGTCGATTTCTCGATTGAGAATGCCATTTCAGCGAAAGCGTTTCCGTCTGCGTCACCTAATGCTTCAGCAGCTGCTGTAGTCATTGCTGAACCTGTTGTGTAAGTTCCAGCTGATGGTGAGTCGTTTAGAGCACCTGGATTAGTACCAGAGTTAGCAGTAGTTGAATAACCATCTACAGCTGAACCAGCGGCATTTCTTCCAGAGAAGTCTGTATCAGCTTCGTCAAACATAGCTTCAGCGCCAGTTTGTGAAGTGTATCTACTTCTCATTGCAAAGATAAGTCCTGTTGGACCTGTCATTGGTTGTACGCCAGCGATATCGTAAGCGATAAGGTTTGGCATAGCTCTTCTAACAAGACTAATTAGGATTGGGTCCCAGTTAGAAATGTTTGAACCAGTTGCGTTTGTAGGCGCAGCTTCTGAAATAAAAGCCTGGTCTTCTTTAGCAGCTCTTTCTTGGTTTTCAAGAATAACTGATGTAACGGCTCGTCTGTAAGAATCTCCGATTTTTGGTAAATCTGGATGTTCTAACACAGGCTGCCATTTTTTTTCGTGTGTTTCGGATAAGTACATTTTAATTTTCTCCCTTTGTCCGGTTATACTAAGATATTTTCATATCTTTTGTTTTGCTTATAGCGGCAGTGTAAGCAGCCATTGCTTTAGATAGGTCTTCGTTAGAAGCTCCATCTTCAGCCGCCACATCATGTAAAGAGTCTTTGACTTCTTCTTTAACTCCAAAATATGATTCTTTAATAGTTTCACATTTAGTTTTAAAAGAGTCAGCGTCTGACCATTCAATCTCTTCGGCAAGTTTAGCAAATTTTTCTTTTGCTGTATCAGCAAGACCATTTGCAACTTCACTCATAATTTCAGTACGAGTTTTGTCTGCATTGTCCTTGTTTAATTCAACATTTTTCTCAATTTGCTCATTGAGTTTCTTTTCTAAAGATTCAATTTTAGCTGCTTGGTCTTCAAGCACATTGTATCTTTCATCTGGAACATCAATGTAATGCTCAGCAAAAAGTTTTTTAAGACCTGTGATAAAGTCTTCAGCGATTTCACCTTTAATACCTCTTTCAAGAGCGATTTCGTTTTCTTTCATCCACTCTTCAACGACATATGATAGGTAAGAATCAACTTTTTCAGTCAGTTCTTCTTTATGCTTAGCAACATCTTGCTCGTTTATTTCTTTAATCTCTGCTTCCATTGATTCTGCAATCTCTTTAACTTTAGAGTTTACAGCTGATTCAAATACGGTAGCAGCTTTTTCTTTAAATTCTTCGGATAAGTCATCTTGTCCAGCGATTAAAGCGTTAACATGTTCGTCTGTTTCTTCCTTCTTCATTTTGTATGAAGCAGCAATATTAGCCGTTTTTTGATTAACTTCTTTTTTCTTATCTGCCATTTTAGAATCTTCTCCAGCATCCATTGTTTCTTCAACATCTTTTGCTTTTGAGTTCTTGTCCTCAGACTTCTCTTTGTGTTTTTTAAGAGCGTCTAAAGCAGCTTTTGGCATTTCGCCTTCCTTGATTTCTTCCGAACCTTCTTCAGCTTCTGTACCCTCTAACTTAGTATTGTGACCTGCCAATGTTGGCATTGGGTCAGCACTACCTTGTGATTTTTGAGGAGCTTGTCCAGAAACTTGCTTAGTTTTTTTAGTTGCGTCAGGATTACTGTCTGTTGGTTTAACAACAGCTGCGCCTAAGTCTTCAGCATCATTTTTCAGATGGTTCGGCTCAGCCGCTACAGCATTCTTTTTAGGAGCATCCGCTTGGGCATTCGCCTCGGCTACTGCTTCTTGCTCTAACGCCTCTAACTTGTTTTCTGTATCGGCCATTTGAGAAATCTCCTTTTTAAAAATAACTAGTTATTTTTTCTCTTATTAGTAGATATTTATAAGATTAAAGTTTTTCAAGAAAATTTGCAAAAACATTCGCTTTAGCTTCTGCTAATTGAATTGATTTTGCCTTCTCGATATATCTTTTATACTCTTCAATATCTTTTGCTTTTATTTCACCATTGTCCCAAATCCACTCTTTATTTTCCATAATGCCTTCAACGAAAGCGTCTGGAGCAGAGGGGTCTGCTACAATGTCAGCGGCTGTAGCCAAGTAGAAATCTTTTCCCACATAGTTACCACCGTTCTTTTGAACCAGAGAACCCATACCTCTTGAAGATACTCCCAATTGAGCGCCTTCATCAATAAGACCTTTTACAATCTTACCGTATGGAGTGTCCATGATTTTTGCCTCACCGATAAAGTTTTTACCCTCAGATTTTAGAGATGTAATCATGTGTGATACTCTCTCTAAGTTAACTGTTGGTCCGTCAGGATGTCCTAACTCACCAAAGGCTCGTTTCTTATCAATGAATTCTGTTGTGTATCTTTTTACCTCATTTGAAAGGATAGAGTTCTCGTAAATTCTACCATTTCTATTTTTGATATCTGATTGTAAAAAAACACCACGAATTTTATACGCCTTTTTTCCATTGGTTTCTTCAACCAAATATTCAGCGTCTTGAATTTCTTCCGATATTAATTTCATGTTCTCTCTCTGTTCTCGTATTACTATTTATACAATTTATTACCTAAACTCTACAATAATAGTGTAATTGTCACCAGTAGCAAAGTTTTTTGTTGATAATAGTACATCTCCAGTTGGTGTTGTAGCGTTATTTACTATCTCATCACCAGCAGTTCTTAGGTCCCAATATCCATTTCCACTTAGTAAAAGAGCAGTTGCGTTAGTATCACCGTCCCATATAATCTCTACAGCAGACTTAGGGTTTGCCGTATTGATTGAATACCATATCTTTGCAATCTTTCTATTACCATCTTCGGACATAAATGTAACCTCAGAAGCGTCAATCTTTTTAACTAAAGACTCTCCTGTACCATCTGAGAAGTTTGTAAGTTTAGAAACAAACTTAACACCAGTTGTATCAGTAATTGTTTGTGTTGTAACTAAATCAGCCATTACTAAATCCTTTTTCTTTATGACACTCTAATAACAAACTAAACTTATCTACTGAACCGTCTGTTGTCACCTGAATGTCGCCTGTTCCTTTTATTTTTTCTTCTACAGGTTTTAGACCGTAATTGTCTATGCCTGTCATTGTCAAACTCTTATCATCAAATTGCAATGTAACCGTGCCTGTGCCTTCTACTTCATAATATGCATTTGCAATTGATATTTCAGATTCATTTGTAGAACCTTTTAAGTTATCTAATTCTATTAACTTCTCGTTTTCATTACGAGCACCAGTAACCTTATTGATTACTTTAAATCCATCATCTACTAGTTGTGTACTATTGATTGTCATAATATGTTTTACTTAACTCGCCTCTTTCAACTGTAGTACCTTTTTTTCTAGTTCTAGCATAAACGGCCACAGTATCACTTGTACCTGGTTTAGTATATGTTCTTACACCACCAGAGAATACAGAGTTTGCACCTGCACCTGAATCTGAATATGTGTTAGCCGCTGTAGCAGAATTTTCATACTGCCAAATACTGTTTGAACCTGGTACATCTACCCATGCCATGTTTATACTCCTAATTCCTTGTCCATGTAATCATAGACAACATTTGTTTGTACATTATGTTTAAGAGCAACCTTATCTACAGTTGCTTCAACTTCTTTTACAACATCAACATTATCATAATCTACTTGACTAAAGAAGTCATTTACCACCTCTCTATGTTTAGGTGGTAATTGACTAAAAGTTTCTGTGTCAACTACATTTGGTTTAAGTAGTTGATTGAGTTTCATCATTTGCCGGTGCCTCTGGTTCTAAAGCAATTTCATTACCGTCAGTTCCCATCATAGTTTCCGTTTCCGGTGAGGGGTCTGTTACTGCTGGTTTTGGGTCACTAAATGGTTGTGCTTCAACATCTGAAAAGATTTTGCTAGCAACATCAATTCTGTGTTTATCTAAACCGTCTGCAACCTTAGCTCGTAATGCGTCTTTAAATGCCTCACCAGCGTCTGCGTTATTACCTTTTGATAGGTCGTCAACAAATTTACTTACATGTTCACTCATTTTTTATCTCCTATAAGTTTCCACCACCACCTGGAATATCTTCCGTAGGTGCTGATATTATGCCGTCATCAATTTCTTGTTTGATTTGGTTATCAATGTCTTCCATATCTCTATCAGTTTGTTTAAGAATATGTTTTCTAACATACTCAACTGAATAATACTTACCAACATAATCTCTCACTTCGTTTGCTACTCTTATTCTTTCTAAAAGCATTTCGCTTTCTTTAAGTTCAGCAAAGTGTCCATCTTGCAAAAAGTTATATTGTATGTGGTCTCGTAATGTATGCCAATCTTCCTCTGTGATAACAGCTTTTAATATTAACTGAGTCTTTAATATGTCGTTAAATAACTCAGTAAATTTCTTTCTCAACCTTTGAACAAACTTTGTAAATTTAAGTTCATCTCTAGTAATCTCAGTAGAACGACCAAGGTTAAAACCTTGACTTGC